CTTCAAATGATGCTGTAAATGTTGAATAATGACAGATCAGAATATTTATAATATTAAAGAGATATTCATAGGCTGTACTATGCCGAATTGTCCTTAAGAGATTGGTTGATTGAATATAGCTATCTTTCCAATCCTTGACACGACCTATCGGTTTCCAATCAAATTCTCTATACATAAAAGGTGCTACTCTAAAACTCAACATATCCTTTAAAAATAAATCAATATTATCTATACCGCTTTTTAAACGAACATCAGGAACCATTAGAAATTTATTGGTAGGATATTTTGTATTGAAAAACCTTATCATTAAGTCAAGTTCCTCTAAACTATCAACACTCTCCTTTCCGAATGAGTTGTCAAGTATAGATTTCATTCTAAATTTATCATCTAGAATTTCATCACCTTTGAATTTCAAAATATTATCTTTAATCTCTTCAGAAAGAACCGGACATAGAAGTGCCAAGCTTTCATTGATATTTTTTACTTCCAAATTTCCCGGATTCTTAAGATTTATATGTGCCATATATGATATATTACGATTGGCTTGAACTACCTCATCTTTAATATCTATTTCGCTATTATATAACTCTTGTAAAGTCGCAAGTATGTTTGATGTAGAGAATAATGCCATCTCAATCAATGCTTTACCATCTGCGGTTTCAACAACTGGGGTGTTATCGATATATTGGTAAAGCTCCATAATTGTAAACTTTTTATCCAACTCTGACTCAAAACAGACAGAATTGGACGTTCTGTGTATAACAACTTCCATCATGCCTTTTGGTATCTTAGCATACATCCTCCTTCCTGCCTTTTCAAATAAACGATTTGCCAATAACTCTTTAGCTCGATCATAATTAAGATATTTACTTAAAATCCTCTCATGGTATTTAAACTTTGTTTTTGTTTTCTCGATCCTTAAATCTGTTATAATTTTCTTAACATCACTTCCATACTTAAGATCAAACTTAGGGAATAAAAAGAATCCCTCTAATGATCTTAAATCATCTATCTCTTCTGTATCTTCTTCTTTCAGCCTATAATTAGAAGGTATAATCTTCAATAGGTCTGTAACTCCATATCTATTGTATATCCTAAAATTGTTTGCCTTAACACCAAAGAACAATAGAAATATAGGATGTGCCCAAAAATATCCTCCGTATTCACAAGGTTTGCTATAGTTATTGATCGATGGATTATAATTACTCATACGATAGCCTACACTGTACAGTCTTTGTATACGATAATTTGCTAATTGCATAGCGAATTGACACCATACTTCTGAAACACCTATTCGATAGCATTCTCTAATTCTAGCCATTGAAGCATAAATATCGTCAGTATAAGATGTTCCAGGAACATCCTTATCCAAGCCTGTAATATACTTAGAATGAGGAATGAACAC